CCAGATGGAAAAGTTAAATTTGGTAAAGTAGACAATCGAATTAAAAACAAAGACTATTGGAGTATTTTCTTAACTGATATGGCAAGAACAGCAAATAGAGGTGGAAGAGAGTTAGGTTTTGTAGGACATTTAGCAAAAAAAGTTTACAATAATTCAGAAGAAATAACTCAGAAGCTAACAGAAAGAGAAATGTTAGAGAAGTATAAAAAAGGTAAGCATTTTGATTCTTATTTTCAAACTTTTTGGAAAAGGGCAGTTGTTACTAACTTTACAACAAGTGTATATAACTTAGCTGGATGGACAGCAGCAAATGGAACAAATCTTGCAGCTGATACAGGTGTTTTAGCATTAAATCTGTGGGCAATGCCCTATAAGTTAGCGTATAATTTTACAAAGAAAAAGTTAACAGGAAGTGATATGAGTGTTTTACAAGAGTCTTTTAAGACTAGTAAAGCTATCTTTTATAATACAAAAGAACGATTAGCTACTATGTATGATCCTGTTGCAACTATAGATATGTACAAGGAATTATTAAAGATAGACAAAGATACAGCTAAGTTACTTAATCAATATACAAATGCAGGTGTTGAAGCTGGAGATAGTATTACTGACTTAGCTAAAAAAATGGGTAATGTAAAAGTTGAAAATGGTAAAATTGTAGGCCACGTAACCCCTACTATGCACGTAGCAGAAGGATCATTAAAAGTTGCTAGATTTTTAAATGCAGTTGATTTTGTAGATACGTTTACTAAATCTCAATCTTTTATTGTTAATCTAGATTTAGCCATGCGAATGAATGTTAAAAATGCAGATGGAAAGTACATAGGTTTAAAAGAAGCAGCAAGTTTACCAAAAGAAAAAATAAATGAAATATTTAAATCTAAAAGTTTTTTTGATTCTATGACCACAGCAACAGAACGAACTCAACAAGATATACTTTCTAAAAGTTATGCCTATGACAAAGATTGGGTTTTAGGATTACAATCATCTGATTCTGCGTTGCTTGCACCTGCTAAGTTTTTTGGTAATGGTATGGAGTTCTTAGCTCGTAACATAGAAGAAATAGGCAATGTTCCTATTTTAGGTGTGTATTTTCCATTCGGTAGATTTTTTAATAACCTGACAGCTTTTACCTATGATGCTTTAGGTGGAGGATCTCCTGCCGCTGTAATGGAACTCATAAGAACAGGAACAATAGGACACCACAATCAACGAAGAGTAATGAAAGCATTTGCAACAGGTGGTATTGCTATACCTATGATGCTGACTGAACAAGACATTCTTAGTGAAGAATGGCAAGATAAATATGCACAGGGATTTGGAGATCCTACAGACACTGATATAGAAAACTCTGTAACTAAAGAAAACTTTATAAATCAATTAGTTCTTGATCTAAAAGAAGTTAAAGAAATGATGTCTAAAGGGGATTTCTTAGGTGTAGTAAAAAAGTATAATGATGTTGCTGTGGACACACTTGTAAGAGGTACTACAACGTATTCTGCTTTTTCACAATGTGTAGATAGAGATAAAGTAAAGTTACAACAAGGACTACAATGGGATGAAGAAATATACAGAGGCAAAAAAATAAATATTAGATATCACTTTCCTCTATCTCAATGTTTTTGTGCAGCTAGAGCCTATAACATAAGAAATTCTATAAGTTCAGATGGAACAAAATCAGATTTAGGAAAAGGAATGTTTAGAGATTTACTTGAACAATTTGCATTTGGATCTTTAAGTAGGCACTTAACAAGTGGTACAGTGATAAACAACATAATTGCTGATTTTATTAACGATGATTTTGATTCTGCTGAATCAGTTTTAATGCAACTCCTTTCAGGTGTTCCAACAAATTATGTGTCAGGAATAACTCGTCCGTTTCAACCAATTGGCACAATTGTAAGTGGTAGTGTGTCGGATGAAGGAGCAAATAAATTAACTTTTGATAATAAACATAGTTGGGAAGCAGTTGTTTTTAATTCAGCTAGATATTTTAATGAGCTTTTAGGTGCTATTGGTGTTTCTAGAAATGATAAAATTAATCCTGTAACTTCAATATCAAGAGATACAGATTTAGAGAAAGTAAAAAATATATATGATATAGGAGCTAATTTGTCAGGACTAAAAGCACAAGCACCAACAACTAATATGGAAATACTACTGGCTAAATCAGGGCTTGCAGTTTATGAAACAGAATTTAAAACAAAATTTCCTGAAGGAGATAGGTATATTAGAACTTTAATTGCACCACTAATGAACGATAAAGCTTTTCATCTTATGAATAGAGAAGATTTTATTAAAGGATCAATAAGTGAAAGAGGAGAACTAACAAAAGACTTGATACAAGATGTAAAGAAAGATTTTTTTAAGTTGGTTGAAACAAATATATTAAATACAAACATAAAATTTAAAGAAGGAGATGGGTCAACTACTGCAAATCTAGCAAAAAGAATACGACAGTTACAAAAATTATCTTCTTTTAATATAGACATTAGAAAAAAAGCAATTAAAAGTTTAAACGAAAAGTTTAATGAAGATTCAAAATTTAAATTAGATCCTGATATTAAATTAGTTGACCTATTTGAAATAACTAGAGAAGATAGAGACTTTAGAATAACAAACTATTTAAATACGTTACTTGAAGAAGCAAAGAACATAGCAGACAAAGGAAGTAAAAAAGGTAAATTTAGATTGGGTTTTGATGGTGTACGTAGAGAATCTGAGGGTGTACAGATAGATAGATATGGCAATCAAGAATCATACAATTAAAAAAAAAGGGGGCAGTAAATTAATACCCACCCCCTTAGAGTTGACCACACAGCTACGATTGATTACGAAAGGTATAGTAACCAATCTATGAACATCCTATAATACTTTATCTAATTTGTCAAGTATTTTTTTAAGTTCTTGTATTAAAGTTTTTAAGTCATCTTTACATTGAGTTGACTTATCTTTAATGAATTGTTGTGCTTCCTCTTCTATGCTCATGTTTCTTTACCTTTTTTAATTGCTCAAAGTAAGCTTTATTAAAACCCCTCTCCCATTCTTTATTTCTATATGTGCCTATATTATATGGGTTTACTAGATTGCCTTTCCAAAAAGCTTTATATCCTTTATCAACTATGTTCATCTTTGAACTCCTTTAAATAGTTATATGCTTTTTGTATTGTGGTTAGACTGTCACCTAACATACCTAGTGCTACGTTACAATTATGACAAAGCCAACCCCTAAACATTTTTTTATCGTGATCGTGGTCTAATACAAATGTACTCATACTCTTTGCTTTACCTAAAGATATCTCTTCTAAGTTCTTTTCACAGATGGGGCAAGTGTGGTCTTCAGTTATTGGAGGAGCATGTTTTCTTATCTCTTCTCTTATACGTCTACTCTCTCCTCTACATTTTTTACACTCTGGCCTTCTCCATGTATTAGTTCCTGAAAACCACTCATAGTCTTCATGGGGTTGATATGTGTTACATTTGATACATGTTTTGCCATCTGTATCTATCTCATCTTCTTCTATAGATTTGAATAGATCAAATTGCATTTAAGCACCAATGTCTACGACTTCACACGAATCTCCACTACAAGCAAATGTCTGACTAGAAGAAGTAGTATCTTCTTTCTCAAAGTCTTTTAATAAGCTCCAGTCAATTCGACTAGGGGCTTTTTTTATTGCTTCTTCATATTCTTTTTTTGTGCATTCGCTGTAGGGTGGCTGTTGATATATAACATCATCTACAGGAAAGAAAGACACTCCTGACATTTCATCAAAGTGCTTATATACAAATGCACCTACTTCTATCCATTCGTGATCACGTACATAAACAGAACAGCTAGGCTTATGTTCACACCAATGTCTTTGATATGTTAGCCATAGCTCTAGTTGATCTATAGCAGTCATAGTATCAACAGTAGTAGAAGTTTTAGGGGATTGAAATGGAAAGCTAAATACTACTGTATCACTAGGCTTATACACACAAGGCTCACTAGGCACTCCCTGATCTTTCATAAATTGAGTTAGTGGATCATTAGTATCTCCACGAACAGTACGTATGTAATAATTAGAGTATCTAGGATGTATACCACTAGCTGTGTCACACAATTGTGATACTGTACCACTAGGCTTAACGCAAGTAATTGCTGTGCTTTGTGGTATCCCAAACTTTTCAGCATAGACTTTGTTAGTGTCGATAGCTATCTGTTTTAGATCATTTAAAATGGATGGCAGATCATGTGCTTTACTTGTCACACCATTGTCCATGATACCTGTAAGACTAACACCTAGCAACCTCTCTTCTTCTGTATTATTCTGCCACATTTTTCTTAGATAAGGGAACTTAGTTAATGTTGCTTGTGCTGTGCCTAGAATCGTTGCTAGTCGCACCTTTCTTGCTAAGTCATCAGTAGTGTCCTTATCTCTAATCACTACCTCAGTGAGGTTACAGAACTGGTACGGACGAAGTATGATCTCACTGCAAGGATTGCAACCAAACTCTATATCAGATGTACGTCTTCCATTCTTCTCAGCTTGCTTTTGAGCGGCCTGTCTATTGAAAATACCTCGCTCACCTGTTTGTGATTCTATAAGTGCTTGCCATTCTTGTAGAAAGGTAGCACTGTCAGGCTTCTCTGTATAAGCAACGGAATTATTTGCTAGTCTCATATGTGGTGCAGTTTTCCAAAACTCACCTTTCTTGGCTCTTCTCATGCGATCATCATCTAAATCACTTAGGGATATCATTGCTGACCTGCGTACACCACCAACAACAACAATCTCACCTATCTTACACATAATACTATGGCATTCGTAAGAAGTCAGTCTTCTACTTTTGGCATTTTCAAACATGTTAATGGTAAATTCAAATAACTCGACTAGTGGGCCAGGCCCAGATGCCCTACCACCAAATGTCTTTAGTCTTGCACCCGCAGGACGTATGGCTGACACATCGTATGTAGGTATTTCACCTGCATACAGCAAGGAAATTAGAACTCTAAATGCTTTTGCCCAACCCTCTTTGCTATCTTTAACTTTAACACATGTATCAGACTTATATAGTTTATCAGGAACTTCAGGTAACTTTTCTGTATACTGTCTTTCAACACTAAACCCTACACCCGTACCACACAGTAATACATACATAGTTTCATCAAATGATTTAGGATCGTCAACTGGCAAGTACGCACAGTTATAACCCGCAGTATTGTCTCTTTCTAGTGCGACACCAGCAGTCATTAACGCTCTCATGGATGGCATCACTTGTAAGGTATGAATAGCTTCCCATAAGTATCCTTTTGTTGCACTATCAATAGTAACTTTACTACAGATATAATCTACGTATCGTGAAACAGTATCTGTCCACGTTTCTCTCCTATTCTCGTCATCTAGCCATCGTGCATAGCGAGAAACTGCTATGAAGTTTTGATAATCAGTTGGTAGTGTGTTTGTCATGTGTCACCTTTATACTTTTAATTTTAATTCCATCAACATCAAAGATCAAATCTTCAATGACTTCTTGAACAGAGTCTTCTATACTTTCATCAACAGGAAGTATATTCTCTTCCTCATCAATGTCAAGCACTAGAAAAACTTTAACCTTCATTTAATTGCTCTAAGTATTTATTTAGATACCAAGATGCTTTTTGTAAGTCTTCATCTTTACCTTTATATCTTTCTCGCCACGTATACTTTATTATGCTACCTTTAATATACCCTCTAAATTCATCATCGTCAAGAGCAGCATGGATAGCGTCAAAGCACTCAATGCCATGTTTATTATAATGGGGTGGATGGTTTACCATGTCCTCTAATGGAGGTGTAAATGCATCTTCTGTATACGCACCTTTGAACTTATCATTGCTCATCGGTTATCTCCTGATCCTTGTATTACATCTCTAGATAATCTACTGTTTAACTTCTTAATGTTCATCAACGCCGCTTGATGTAGGGGCATGTTAAGATCAGTGCATATAGCCGCACAATACCATAAAACATCTCCCACCTCTTTTAGTAGCTCTATTCTAGCTTCTTCACTTATCACCCAATCTTTATCTCGTATAATCTTTTTAAGTTTGCCAGCAACCTCTCCTGCTTCAGAACTTAATCCCAATATAGGATATGTTATTTTTTCCTCTTCAGGATAAAACCTAAACGCTTTTGCTAATGTTTGATATTCACCCATGTCCATTATACTTGTCTCCAATCAATTTTAATAACATTACCTTCTTTAGATACTATTTTAGGACTTAATTTAACTTTAGACTCAAGCTCATCATGTTTATCTAATTCACTGTGAACTTTTTCTTCATCTAGTTTCTTTCTTTCATTGTATACTTTACGTAAAAAATCTTTATCTGTTTCCATCATGGTAACACATGTACTCATTAAGGACATCATATTTATGATCATATTATTTGTTTCTTGATCATACTTATTATTTAAAGAATAGTGCATCTTTATATCAACATGCCCATCCCATTTACCTTCTTTATCTTCTCCACAATAAATAAGAAGTGCGAAGTCATCTATTCCTAGTTGCATTTTTTTTCCTTTAACCAGTTAAGAGGAATTACCCTCGTTGCATATTTAAGATTATTTTTTTCACACCACATAGCATACGTAGTCTTACTACCTTTATATAGTTTACTTCTTTCATTTGTAAAGACAAATCGAATATCTAATTCAGGATGTTGCTTTTGTACTTCAGTATGCTTTCTTCTATCTTCACTAGTGAACAGACCTTTCGTTTCAATTATGATGCCATTATCTAATACAAAGTCTGGAGTGTACACCCTAAAACGTACATCTGTCCACTTGATTTTAAACTCTTCATATCGCACACAGGACTCATGTTCTTTAATGAAGTCTGCAACTCGTTCTTCTAAGCCACTACGATATTTTCTTTTGTTATGTCTTCTCTTCATGCTAAAGATACGTACTCTTTCATGGGTGGCTCTTTAGCTCCTTGATATGTTTTCGATGGTAACTCCTCTAGTGTATCCCAACAATCGTGTTTATACTTACAGAAGTGGCACTCATCAGGAAGTAACATATTCCCTGTCTCTTTGTTTCGGTATGTTTCAACTATAGGTTCAAAACAACGCTCAAATGGCTCATCATTGTTTATGTAAGACACAGTAGACTTTACGTCTTTCATAACATCTTCTACATCCATCTGTTCAGCAGAAATATATTTAAATTCGCCATTGCTTTTATTAACAACCCACCATCCACCAACGTCAACATTAGCTCCTTTTGCATAGATAGCTAATTGTGGTATGTAACCAAATGCATCTTTCTCAGATAGGCTACCATAACTGTCAAACTTATTTTTGTATGACCAAGCAGACGCTGACTTAACGTCATCTACTTTTCCATTAAGTATGAGATCGTACTCACCTGTTATGTTTTCACCCTCTATGTCCATGTCAATCTTGCCATTGTCTTTGAACTCAACTTTCATGGCTCTAAGAATGCCTTTGAATACAGACTCAACAACGTCACCTAAAAACATATTGATGACAAAGTTAGAGGGCAGATCAGATCCTTCACTAGGTTTGTTTTTATCAAACCACAGTTGGCATCTAGGTCTGCCCAAGTTAGATGGCCTTAGTCTAAACTCCTGTCGTGCCTCTCCTGCAAATTGTCGGTGCAAGGCATCCCTTATATCACTAACAATAGTTTCAATAACTTCAGAGTCCATTTTAACTTTGCTGTTAACAATATCTTTGAGATACGATTGTGCCAACAATTCCACAGGATGATTCATTAGGCTACCTCAATCTCAGGTAAATCATCGCCCATAATACTATCTACTATGTCCATATCTTCTTGTGACACAGTATTACCACGCTTCTCATCAAAACTAGTTGTAACATAAGTATTATAATTAGTGATCCAATCTAGAAATGACTGAAGTGTTTCGGCATCTTGCTTATCAACTTCAATTGATCCTGCATGTAACTTAGCAAGCACTGTATAATACTTAGCACCTGTTTGTAACTCCTGTGCTTCAGTAGTAAAATCAATCTCATGTTGAGGTGGGTAATGCTTACGCTTGGCTAGTGCTGTAAAAGGCTCTCCTGAAGTTTTAAAACTTGTTCTGTTGTCTACCTCAAAGATAACAGGAATATCTGTTTCAAAATCATTAATCTTTTTGCCATTCTCATCTAGTGGGCTATTCATAGTTGCCAACCCAAATATTACACGAACTCTCTTGATCATGCGAATAAGCTTTTGCATATCTTCACTTAATGCCTTGAAGTCTTTGATATATCCTGCGGGCTTACCACAATTAAAACCACCATGTGTATCTTTAAGATCTTGATTTAAAGAGTCAGCCATAATAGTTTTAACATAATAGCCAGGGTTATCTACATCAGTACCTTGTACATACTTTTTGTACATGTACCTCTGCATAAAAGGTCTGATGGTTAGCTTATTACCATAGACTACTTTATCGTCAGGCATCTGTATAGAATACGACCCACCCTTAACGACAACAGTCTCTGTCTCTTCTCCTTCAATAGTTTTCATACCCATGATTGGTGCATGGATAATCTTTACCCTAGCTAATGTAGATGTTTTTGATTCAGAAGAATCATCATCATCACCAATGCCCATAATTTTTGCCATTTCAGCATTGTAGTTAGTCATATTATCTTGTGTTACTATGTTTGTAGTCATTATATCCTCACTTTCGACTTTATAGAATCTATAGTTATACACTAAATTTCTTTCGTGTCAAGCCAATTTTTACCTATTTTTGCTTCTAATAATAAAGGTACATTAAAATCAATATTATAGTATTGGTGGATAATGTCGTGCAGATTTTGATTTAGGTGTGCAACTGCCGCTATCACTTCATCCACCTCATTAGGATGTACATCGACAACGATTGAATCGTGTACTGTGTTTACTAAACAACTATGTAGATTTCCTAACAATTTCTCAAATTCCAATAAGACTATCGGAACAATACAACCTGTAGCAAAACCCTGTACAGGATAATTCTTAATCATCGTAAAAAAACTTACGCTACCATTTCTTCTCCTTTCAACCATAGGGAA